GGTCAAGACCTTCTTTGGCAGCCGCATCATCGCTTTTGGCGTTGATTGTATAAATTCTAACATAGTCGTGGGGCTCGCGTCCATAAACCTCAACTCTAAACTTCCCGAGGCCCTGACCATGGGCTGGTGGCGTGTCAATAACGTCAACAGTAGCGTTACAATAAATCATTGTTGTTCTCTCATTATATTGGGTAAAGAGGCTCATCGCCTGAGCAAGTATGCAATCTACTCTCATCAAGTTGCGCTGTATACTCTGCGCCCCTGAGCAGTATTCCCGTGTCGCGCAGGTATTTTAGAGCAAGGCTTGTCGTGTCCACAAGGTCGTCATGCTTTGCTTTTGGGAATACCGCCAGCTGATTTATAACCATTTCAGCCCATGTTGTATCGGGAGCGTGGATGAGGCCTTCAGCGAATAAATGCTGAACGCTATAGAGCCGCGCCAGTTTGTCCTGTCCTTTCGGGTCGACTAACTGAACGAAGAAATCTTCATATCCATATATGCGGCGCAGCTCTTGCGCCACGCTGTAGCCTGAAGCTTTATTTTCAACAAGAACTTTCATGACGCCATATCGGTCCATTGTCTCCTGGACCTTCTCTACAAGCTCATGGAGCTCGAGGCGCTCTGCCCATGCATACATGAGCATGACGCGAGGGCGCTCTTCCTTGTATTGGCGCTCGAGGGCTGAGACAGAACCATCATATGTTGCGACCCTTGTCGCCTGGGCAGTTTGATCGCCGCCAGACCAGACGCCCCAAACAGTCATGGCTGACGGGTCATTGGATGTCTTGGTCGTGTAGGCTGTGTCTAATGCTGCAATGACATATGAAAATGGCGGGTAGTTTGCCCTGTCCCAGGTGGGGATCCACTCGCGCTTGATGACACCGCCGCCTCGAGGCTCAGGCGATTGTTGGAACTGAGCGGCTGCCGCCCACGGCCCCATGATGATCTCGTCACGTTCGACGACTTCTTCCGGGAAGCGATCTGAGAAGAGGAGCTCGCCTTCCTCAGACCGCGGGTCTTCAAGGCCGAGCATTGTTGGATGCGCCCTTGACGGATCGTAGCGCATTGGCAGGGAGATATAATCGTATGGAAGACCTCGATCCAACACTGATCCTATAATATCGTCCTCTGAAAGTCTTTGTTGTATTATAATGATTGAACTTGCTTTTGGATTAACAAGGCGCGTCGGTATTGCCTCGAAGAATTGCTGGTTGGTTGTGTCTTTGATTTGCTGAGATGCTGCATCAGACACCGACAACAAATCATCGCAGATGATTCGATCCGCACGAGCTCCGGTTATTGAGTTGATGGCGCAACATTGGCGAAAGCCCATCGATGTGTTTTCAAATTTCTGTTTCTGGTTTTGATCTTTCTGTAATTGAACATGCGGCCACCTGGATCGATACCAATCTGATTCGATGAGCCGGCGCATCTTGATGCCGTCGCGTATCGCCAGCTCTTGGCTGTGCGAGATACATATATAACGCATGTGTGGCATGTTGCACGGGCCCCACTCGAAGGCAGGAAAGAAAACATTTACTGTAAGCGATTTCATCATGCCAGGAGGTATGGCAATCATAAGACGATTATACAGAGAACCATCATCTAAAACTTCGTTATTTGTTATTGCCATTAAATGTTCAGCGATGAAATCAATATGCCATCCGTGAATATACTCTGATCCTGGTTCGATGATATGCCAGGCTTGCCGGATAAACTCGCTGAAAACTTCGCACTCTTTCGCGCTATCTTTGATGTCTTGCGCGTCTAAACTTTCAATTGCCTGCTGCGCGTCAAAGCGTATGCCGAACATATCGATAATTTGGCCCATATCAATGTATCGTCCCTCGGGTCCAAATTGTCTCGCCCATTTCCTCAGCCGCGCTGACAGCGTGAGATGTCACAGCGCAGAAAGTCTTCAATGCATTATCTGCATCAACTGGATTATAAAAACCATTGCATAAAAGATATGTGGCGCAGGAAGATAAAATTTGTAGACCGTCTTGCGGAGAGGACAATTTATATAACTCGTCTAGTATCCCAGAGACTACATTCAACGTCTCTTTAATATCTTCAGGCGATGAATGTTCATTTATCATTTTTAGACAACGCCATTGATATCATTTGACGCGCAGTATCGCGCTGTTCTTTGCTGAGTATTGATGCATCAAACGAAACAATTGATTCAGTTTTAAGAGCGCCGCCGTTAGCGCCAGTGATTTCTGTTTGCTGGCGCTCTATGTAATCATCACGAAAGCGGGATGCTACGCTTTTTAACCACAGTTGTGCATTAAAGTTGCGATTATCCATGTTTTTTTGAGCTTCATTCTCCCACCAAGTTTGCGAATGAGCTCTTGCGCGTGCGAGAGCAGTGCGGAAGTCTTCACTTTCTTCGGACCATCTATATATCGACGCTTTATCTACATCAAAATGAGACGCCATTTGAGCAATGCTTTTACCCAGTTTTCCGAGCTCAATAATTTGCTCGCAAAACTCAGGCCGATACTTGCTCGGCCTTCCTTTCTGGCGTTTTTCTTTTACCTCTTCCATTTTAATTACAGTTCTCGGGTTGAACGAATGTGCATTCTGCGATGTATCTCGCAGGAACGGAACAGCCCACGAGAAGGGCTGCTCCAAATAGCGCAAGGCTATAGATGGCGGCTATTATTAGAAAACGCAATGTTTCTTGCTGCATGAGCGTAGACCGCAGTTTGATCGTAGGCATATGATAACATACTCTGATCTGATTTTCACTCAGTCAAAATCATCCATGTCTACAGATGATTCGTCGACTGTTTTTGGTTTTGTTTTTACCGAAGATAAGGCAGCCTGACCAAGAGGCGTGTCTGCCAACATACCGAGGGCATCCATATAAGTGGCAAGGACAGCCTGCTCCTCAGCCCGCTTGGTGGCGTCTTGCTTGCGTAGGGAGATAATCTTTTTGATGATCTTTGGGTCGAAGCCGGTAGACTTGGCCTCTGCGTAAACTTCTTTGATGTCCTCTGCGATATTGGCCTTTTCTTCCTCTAAACTTTCGATGCGGCTAACGATTGCCTGGAGCTGGTTGTTTGTCGTCATTTATATAATCCTCCAAATTAATGAGTATGTGATCCGCCCTGAACCAGCATTCATCGCAAATTGATTCGCATACTGTAGATGGTTCCAAATGGCGAAGGGAGCCGTATTCGTCTCGATGTCTATTTAAAATATCAAACTCACACAGGCTCTTGGCGATAATATCTCTGATCTTTCGGCGCATTGTCAACTCCATCAATGTATATCCTAAAATTATTTTATGAATGTTTGAAATTATTAGTTGACGGAATGATAGGTTTGAAGTATCTTCAAAACATCGAGATTGAGATTGACGGAGTAAATAGATGGCAATTCAACTGAAATCAAAATTCCTGCAAGATTATTTTTGCAGTGATGATGTTACATATGACATTTTCGTATCTTCTTATCGTTCAGCAATTAGAGTTTTGAATAAACCCGATATGTATCCTACAGCGGATCTTATCTTTTATACTCAGCTGGAATTTGAACTACAGTTAGAGGCTCCTGTTTGGTGTAAACCATAAAGGGGCTGCGGCCCCTTCCCCGCCCCTCGCTTTTGTGGAGATTGATATGAAATCTGTCTTTGAGATGAACCATATGCAAATGCGCCATGCTTACGGCAAATGCGCCGAATCATTTCACAAGCAAATGGGGCTGCGCAAACTGCGCGACTACAAGCTCTTTGCAACCCGCAACCCAGAATATGCGTCGACGCTTTTAGCCGACGCCAGGCACCATTTGGCTTATGCGAGGGCCGCACGATGATCAAGACCTACTTCTGCGATTGGCGCAATCTATACGTTGCCTACGATGATAACGATGAGCCAAATGAAGATGGCTGGCAGCAACATGGAGACGGAAAGACACCAGAAGAAGCGATAGAAGACCTACAAATAAAAATTGAAGAAAATACAAAATAACAGTTGACACCCCTATATCATTGAAGTATCTTCAAACCATCGAAACACTAATTGACATGGAGATTGACATGACACTTTCAAACCTCGCCCCTCTCGCTGATGCCTACGCTCTCTTGAAGAACGAAGAGACCAAGATCAAAGCCCGCGTCGAGGCTGCTCGTAAAGAGATCCTTGACACAGGCGCCACCGAGATCGACGGCGAAGCTTGCACGGTAATCGTCGACACCAAGAAGGGCGCCAAGACGATCGACAAAGAAGCCGTCATCAAGCTGCTTCTTGAGTTGGGCGCTACGACTGAGCAAGTCGAGGGCTGCTTCAAGGTCGGCGCAGAAACCAAGTCACTGCGCGTTAAGGCTAACCTCAAAGCTGTAGCATAATAGTAGGGGCGCTAGTCGCCCCTTTTTCACCTTATGGAGATTGATATGAAAAACATGTTCCACAAAATCACCGTCGCTTATCCCGTCGCCACCAATATGACGTCTGAACGCACGTTCTCATTCACGAGCCGTGAAGAGGCGTTTGCGTTTAATAAGCTTGCGCAGCAACAGGGCTATAAAATTATCTTTCACACCTTCGACTATTTGGTGGGCGCCACTGACGCCTTTGCCGAGATTAACATCGACATGGAACTGACGACTGCTGAATTGGCACAGTTAGAACACGAGGAATACTACTATGGGTGAGCACGACGTAAAAATAATCTCCAATGATATATTCCATCAACCCTGCCATATCGCCATGCCTGACTTGTGGCACTCATACTGCGCCCTTGTAGGACGCTTGCCGCATGCAGCAGACCATTGGCTGGTGATAGACGTCATTAACGCCATGCAACGTCGTAGCTGCGTTAAATGTGGAGATGTGGGGGACTATCATGACGCCCCATGATCTTACAGCCATCATTGGCAGGATTGGCATCCATAAAAACGATGTTGCAACAATTTGTGGCGTCAGCCTAAAGACCCTCTACAGCTGGCTAAATGGACAGCATTCAATACCGCGATCAGTATCTATCCTGTTATGCGCCGTTGACACTGGCGCCATCAGCCTTGATTGGATTGTTGACCAGGTAGAAACAGAAATGCGGGAAAGCGTAGACGGCCTTTAGAAGGGGATATCTTCCCCTTCTTCCCATGAAAACCCTTCAGGCGGCCCGTCTATTGGGGCGCCTGTATCAAATATCCCTTCAGCATTACCAGGCCCTACGGGGGTCGCCAGTGGGTCTGATACGTATGACTTTGTCCTAGTTACCTTTGCGCCTGGGAAGGCCTCCTTGGCCTTTACAAGCTCAGGAAACGCCGAAATTATATTGGCTATTTCTTGAAGGGTGTAGACGTTAACGCTGCGACCATCCGCCAGAACCTTATTCGCCAACTGTGGCTCGCGGACAATTGTTGCCACTGTGCCATCTTCAAGCGTAACTTCCCACATAGCGGGATCCAACACTTTAGCGCCTGAATCTGTCGCCGCCTTATCCAAAGCCCGCCAAGCAGCAGCCATACGCTTTGCCTCGCGCTGGACGTCATCCAATTGGCCTGTCCATCGTGCTTGGCTGGTGAGGTATCGTTGCCTGTCAAACTTCTCTCTGAGGGCCGTATCGACAAGGAGCCGTAATCTATCCCTGCCCCACTTGAGCTCGAACTCAACCTCAAGTGCATCAGCCTCATCAAGTGCAGCCCTGCCGGCGATATAAGCGCCGGGAGTGACCATCCAAGGAATTGACTGATACTCGGAAACAACAACGCCGCGGTCGACGTTAGACTTTTTAATTTTAGGTTTAGACGCCATTATTAAATCTATCTCAATCGTAAAGAGCCATCAGGCCTAACGCCATTCCCTCCCGCCGTCAAGCGGGGTAGGCTTGTCGGTCTGGCGAGCGCGAAGCCGCCCCAGCGGCGCAGCGCGAGCGGGGTGGGGGTTATAGGGGGAGGGGTTAACTTCCGTATCCAACTTCCGTATAAAAATCTTTTATTTTCAATAACATTTTTTAGACTATAAATACGGAACAAACCACTGCGGAAGTTAGAGACTTTCGTAACATAGAAAACCATTGATATTATTCCTAATTCTCACGGAAGTTGTTGTTATTGGCATCTGAAGACTTCCGTATGTTTTCTGTGCCATTTTGATACAAGAAGGTTACTTTTAGGCCTTTAATTTTTGTTGTGGAATTTCTTATTTCATTGCTCCAAAGTCCCATTTGAACGAACGCGCTGGCAACAGAAAGAGCATGCGAATCATTCTTGATTCGTTTTTTAAGAACCTTCTCAATCCATATTGGTGCATATCTCATGCTGTATTTTGTTTGAGATGCAATGGACCAAGGATCACCACCATCCCAGGCCTCCTTAGCTCCCTTCAGGATTTCATCACGCTCCGCCACAGTCATCTTAACGCCGGCAGCAAATACATACCCCGTCTCTTGCTGACCACCGAACCCAGGATTAATTGAAGGCCTCTCCACGGCCCCCACAATGGCCAGGGATGATCTAAAGGCATCGATAGATACTTCCTTGAGGCGATACTCGAGCTCCCACCCATCAGGGGCAGACTTCATCTTCATGGCCTTTAAGACGCCAGTCTCTGAACCCTTCTCACGTTCCAGCATGACGATCGTATCTGCAGAACCCTCCAACACAGTTGAACCACGGAGTGCCCCATTGCCTCCGCGGCTCAAGTGATGGACGAGGGCGGTTGTCGTATTGAATTGTTGTTGGACCTCGTTCTCGGCCTTAACGAATAAAGACATTTCTTTTTGATTGTTCTCATCGGCGCCTGGGATGATCCTCGACACTGTGTCGAACACGACCATTATGGGCGCCTGCTTCATGCGCTTAATTTCCCAGTCTATCGTTCTAAGCAGGCGAGACCTGTCTCCACCTTCAATGAGGTTCATGGCATCAGGGATGACAAGGTAGTTCTCCTCATCAGCTCTAACGCCATGGAGATTCTCATATGCCGTCATGCGTGCATCGTGGTCGTGTAGGCCCTCTGTGGTGACGTAAATGATGGGGCCGTGGACATTGACTTTCTTGCCTAAGAACTCATCCTGGCCCGTGCAAATGGCCAAGCAGGCACCGATCGTATAAAAGCTCTTACCGCACCCAGGCCACCCGCTGATGTAGTTTGATCCATACCTCTGGAGAAGACCTTCAATGATGAACTCTGACGGCGGAAGGGCCTTTAAGTCAGACCGCCTGAAGACGCGAAAAAGACCTTCAGGGCGAGGGTCCTCTTTCGCAGCTTCGCCTTCTTCCCTATGCGTTTCTTGCTCGCTCTGGGCCTTCTTGAACTCTGACTGATAGTTGGTCTGGAATGTGTCCTGTTTTGGCGTCCATGGCTTTTGTGCCTCCTCGTGGATCTTCGTGTCCCACTGGCGAAGCGTAGCCTTCCACTTATGCTCGAATAGCGATTTGCCGCGGCCCTCTTTTTCTAAGAGGACATGCTTCGGGACGCCTATCTCTTTAATTCTCGTTTCGACCAGGTCGACGTATTCAGTGAAACATCTGACCTTGGCCTCTTCAGCCTCTCTAGGATCAAGTATTGGACAGTCACGGTAGAGATCTAATATTGCCCGAAAGACCATGCGCGTCATGCGGTCTTCACGGCCATCGGTGATCTTTCCCCATTCATCAGTCTGATGTTGAGGCGTATCTGTTTTTATACGCTCTCCTGATTCGGTGGTCGTATGCCCACCATATATTCTTGCCAGCTCATCGAGCTCATGGCACAGCCAATCAGGCGCCTCCGGTATCTCTACCTGCCAAGGCTCAAGGCCGTCTATCCATTCATAGTGCTTGCCTGATTCGTGGATTGATGGGGCGATGACGGCAAAGCCGCCCTGGCCCCTGATATCAACGCCAATAGAAGTTTTTATAGTTGGTGGGACCCATCCACGAGGAGCCCTAAACAGCATCTGCAATCCGCCGCCACCTGTGCGTTGCGTCGGAGCTTCAAGCATGATTCCACAATTGTGGTCTGCGTGAATGCCGTCCCACCATATTTGGGAGTTTGGGTCTTTATAGGTGTCGAGATCAACAATAAAGACGCCCCCAGAACACAAGCCAGTAATGATACCCAGATTACAGCTTTTGGTATTTCTCCCTGCTCCAAACCATTCATTGAACATCTCCTCATTTGCAAGATCATTAACATATTGACGCCATGTATTGAGCGCCGGACGTTTCCAGTTCTTTCCAGACAATGGCGTCATCGCTGGAACGACCTGAAGCTTTAATTGACGGTAAAGATCTATGTATTCGCTGACGCCAGCGAACTCGTCATCAAAAACAGGAAGCATGAAGGGGCCTCAATTATATATCAATTGACTTATATTTTAGAATTAAATAATAAGGAGGCGTTAGCATTGTCATTGCTGACCTCCCAACTTAACGGCGCCACTTAGGCGTCGTTTTTTTCTTCTTCTTTATCTTCAAATCTCCACGCCTCAAACTTCATTCTGCGGATCATTGAGGCTGTGATAAGACATATTTCTTCTTCAACATAATCAGCGATGGCGTCAAATGCCTCGTTCCATCCTTTTTCATACTCAGGTGTTTTCATGATCTATTCCCTCACATTAAATTGAGATTTAAATCCATACATTGCGATTAGAGCAGCCTCGGCGCGTCCATCATCTTTCTTACGTTTAAACTTATCGCTATCTGGCCAAAGCATACGCGCCATTTCTAATGACTGATTTTTATCTTTACTGAGCTCTAATTCTCTCTTCCACTTTTGTGGGCTCACCAATGTAGTCGGGATCCCGCACGCTGCGACCACGCCTCTAGCCACGCCGTATGAGCATCCAAAGTTAAAGGAGCTTGAAACTCCTTGTCCACTGAAAGAGTGAACAGCCTCAATAAATGCAACTTCTGGATTATACTGACGAATGATTTTAGCAAGCTCATAACCATCTACCGCCTTCCCGTCCACTGGCATGTCATGTATCGCAATGATCATAGGATGATCTGGGTAATAGACGGCCAGTGCGCCACTAACGCCAGGGTCTATTCCTAATATGGATTTAAATTTCATAATCACTCAATTCTTCAAAATCTTTTCGACAAGGAGGTATCCATGCAAGCCAAGGTATTGGCACATAGTCCGGGACATCATGATATAAATTCTTTTCCCAAATCAACCAAGAATAACTTGTGGCGGTAGAAGCGTTTTTATCCAAACGTCCTTTGACCATTGGGACGCGCTCGCTAAATTGATAAATGCCAGTTGGTGGTATCTTTGAGAATATTCTTTGATATCTACCTACGCCTTCCAGAAAAGACGTCCTTACAAGCAAACAAAATCCTATACGAGAAACCCGCCATGATTCTCGAATAAATTCTTCCGCGAGCTTGAAAGGAGGATTTGTTATTACCCAATCAAAACTCTCAGCGTCATAAGGATGCTGTAGAAAGTCTGCTACTTTTGTCCCTTTATATCCATAGTCTTTTATGTCTGAAGTTTCTACGCTACCAAAATATTCTTTAAGTGCTTTTGCCATATATCCGCGGTTACATGCCGGCTCGAGGCATGAATAATGTATTGTTCTATTGTCATTAAAGCATTCATGTATCAAAGCCCTCGTCGCCCATGGAGGCGTTGGAAAGTCATCCAATTCATTTTTCGGGCTTTTGCGTTGTTGCATCACTGCGTGAGAAGTGTTTTGCGACATATCAATCTCCATAAAAAAAATAAAAGGGGGAATAATCCCCCTATTTTCCTTAGATTTTATTATATTGCTATTTCTGGCCATTCATTTTGAATTGATACAGAGCGATTAACAGTTACGCCCCTGCGCCACATATTCCAATATCTAAATATTGCTTCCATTCTTTGTTGAGATGTCATTCTCTTTGACTTCAAATCAATGAGGTGTTCTCTTGCTTTCAAGATAGGATTTCCTGATTTCATATTCTCACCAAAGATTAATTTTTGGAAAAAATCATCTCTGGCTTCAATGTTCACATTTCCTAAAACAATGTAGGAAACGCACATTGGCGTAACGCCAACTATTTTTGTAAATTTGTGATAGGCGCATGCTTTGATAGAATTGTCTATCTTGTCTTGATAGTTAAAATATTCATGGCGTAATTCTTGTTTTGTTGCAGCCAGATTGTAGCCATTGTCTTGATACTTATTTTCTCTGTAGAGATAATAAACGCGAGCAATAGCTGCTGCATTATTTGGGTTTGGGACATTTTCCATTGACAGTAGATTTGATACGGATCTTGGTTTTCCCATATCAACAGTTGTTCGGCTTTCTCTTTCCGCCCCAAAGAATACAAGCGTTTCTATTGGCTTATTGGCTAACACGACAGCGAGAAGACGATGTTGGCCATCGTTCAATTCGCCTTCCTTGGAAATAATGATTGTTTCGCCATTAAGCTTCCATCTATCAGCCAATATATCATTTGCGATAGTTCGGATTAAAGGCTGATTTATCACTCTATTATTAGCGTTATTTTCAAGTAATTTTTTAGCCTCATGCGGATATATTTTTACAATTTCCGAAAAAGGGGCAGACATGCCTCTCTTTATATTGACTTCAATTTCGCCAGTTGTGAGGATATTTTTCAGATCATCAATTCTGTATTTACGAGGAATTTTATTTGACAGATATTCGTCAGCGTAAGTTGTCATACCAATCTCCATTAATATCAAAAGGCGCCATCCGCCTAAAGATTTTTGAACCTAATATTGAATATTAAAATTTGTCAATATACAATTTTTAGGGGCTTGACACCGTTTCGCATCCATATATGTTGTTGTGATCATTAAATATAGATTTAGGAATAGACATTGTCGCACAATAACCCATTCACGCCGTTCAACATTGACCATTTGTCGCCATCCACCTGCAACCTCTTCGAGGCCAGCCCAGCCGCCTTTGTTCTTAACAAAGTATTAAAGCGCGGCGGTAGCGTGGGGGCCTCGGCTCATAGGGGATCAGCCGTTGAGGCTGGCATAGCTTATGGATTGACGAATGATGTATCAGCTAAAGAATGTATTGAGGTTGCTGAAAAAGAGTTCTGGCGCCTCAACGCCTTATCGTCTGACCCTCGTAGCGAAAAAGAAAAATCGGCTATCGCAGACTTTGTTACGATTGGTCTGGCCGAATTATTACCATATGGTAAACCATCATCTACCCAGATCAAAATACAATACTCCTTTGATGAAATTGCAGTGCCGTTCGTTGGCTTTTACGATTTCCTGTTCAAAGATAAAATTATTGTCGACCTCAAAACAACATTTGCATTACCCAGTAAAATTAGTGCAAAACATGCAAGACAGGTAAGTCTTTATGTAAAGGCTCTTGATGGTGCGACTGAGGGCAGGGTGACATATGTCACGCCTAAAAAGTCAGCCACATATGTCGTTGATCAGGTTGATGATCATTTACTGGCGATCAAGCGAATAGGTATGACAATTCAGAGGTTTCTGTCTCTTTCGACAGATCCAGAAGAGCTTGCTTCTTATGTCGTTCCAGACACCAGCTCTTTTTATTTTAACGATGACGAAGCCAGACAGGCTGCGTTTGAAATATGGGGAGTTTAATATGAATGATGCATCTATACCTCCTTGCCAATTTGGATATTTGTCATTGACAAATGATGTTGATGAAAAAGTTCTGATTAAGGCAAATAAAATTACTGCTATTCAACAGTATGAAGAAAACGTAGAGAACATTTTTCTTTCTACCATTTATGCAGGTTCAGACGATGTCTTTACTGTGGTTGAAAGCTTTGAACAGATTTTAGCTCAATTGGAATCAATTCATCCAACTTTGCGCTAGTAGAGATTCGCTATAGCGGCGAGAGGCATGCGGTAGGCCAGACTGCCGCGCAATGGAGAAGTATTATGTCAGCATTTGGTGGTTTTTTTGATAGCGTCGGTTCCGGTGGAGCTGATTTCCTGCCAATCGTTAAATTCGATGCTCGCTCGGGCAGAATTTCTCGTCGAGATAGGGAGAATGGCGAAACGCATGAGACGGACATCACGAAACAGTTCAAGGCAATTATGGATTTTGAGAACGTCGAGATTGGCTGGATCAACTTTAATACTGGGGGCGCTCCCGACTTTCGCGTGTCTCGTTTGTCTGATGGTATTGCAATTGATAAGCCTGGTGATGACTACAAACGTGGTTTGCGCCTCGTCGTCAAATTATCAAAGGAATGCGGTGGAGACGTCAGAGAGTTTGCCAGCAATGCCGGCGCTTTCCTTGACGGAGCTAAAAAACTCCACGAAGCCTATATGGCTGGATCAAAAGACAACCCAGGCAAATTGCCAGTAGTTGTTTTAAAAGATTCGGTTTCAAAGAGCACGGGAGAAGGGGCCCGTAAGTCGACGAACTATGTCCCTGTTTGGGAGATTACTGGATGGGTTGCACGCCCCTCCGATCTTTCCTATAGGCCGCGTAGTTCGTCGGCGGCTTCTTCTGTTACGACATCATCGCCGCCATCGACAGGTTCTACCAAAGTGGCAGCTCCTGTAGATGATATGGATTTTGGATAATCTTGACCATTGCGCGAACCCCTAAGTTCGCGTGATACGGGGTGTGGCGTTACAATGCAAAGCCGCGTCACACCCCTAAATACATAAGGATGGACAATGAGGTTTCTTATTACTTTGAATATGCCAAGCGCCAGTGGGAATTTGGTCCACCAAATAAATGCTGAATACCCAGTTGATAGCCTGGAGGAATTTGTTGAGGCACTAAGCAACAATGAATTTATTATTATTCAAGAGTTTTATAGAGACCAAACCACGAAGGAGGATATTAATCGTGGTTATGTAGCAATCAATTATCGATATGTAGGAAAGATAAAAGTAATCAACACTAACCCAGAGATGAGATATGAAATATCAAGAAATATTGACATCGTCAGCGGGCGCCATCAATGACCGCAGCAATAAATACGGAACGCCAGATGAATGCTTTGCCGCCATTGCTGAAATCACTGGAGCTCTACTTGGCCGCCCAGTAACAGAATATGAAGTGGCTGCTTTCCAGCTTGGCACTAAGCTTGGCCGTCATCGTATGAATAAACAATATTCTGACAATTACATTGACGGCGCAAGTTATATCGGTTTTCTCGGCCATTTTGCGATGAAAGAACATGAAACATTGCAAGATTACGGCATTAAAAATGCTACCGTTCCGTCTTCTGTTGCGCCGTTTGTCCCTAAGAGATCTCCAAAGGCGATCAGTGAAGATGCACTACGCCAGGCAATGGATGCCGTGTCGGCGGAGTTGGATGTTGTAGAAAGCTAATACTGGGGGAGTTATCTCCCCCCTTATTTTATTGAGGCTTCCATGAAACGCGTAAGGGTAAGGGATATAATTATTCAAGAATGCATAAGAACTGGAATACCGTTTTCTGTTTTAATTGGGCCATCACGACTTCGTAGTATTGCGCATGCCAGACAATACGCCATGTGGAGATGTCGGAAGGAGACGGACGCATCACTTAAACAGATTGGACTTTGTTTTGGCGATAAAGACCATACGACGGTTCTTCATGCTATAAAAAAGATTGAGGCCATGCCCCCAGAAAATAGAATGTTTATGCCTGAGAATAAAGATATGCCTGATATTGAGCCATTTATGATTGATATTTCAGACTTGAAAGAAAGAGCAGAAGAAGAATCGCGCCCAAAAGTAATTTTCCCAATTCAGCCAATTTACAAGGTCGCGTAATGACAGAGAAAATATACAGATATGTCCCTTACGCGCTTGAGAAAGAATATGAGGCATTGGGCTGGGAATTTGATTCTCCATTGGGTATGCCGCACGCCTGTTATGCAAGCCTGTATATTTGGCGCGGAGAAGGAGAGCCGGTTGAGCCAGAAAGAAAGATCTATGTTTACCCGGCAAAAAAAGAGGACAAGTCAAATGAGTAATATATTTGTTCCTGCTTACTGGCCGATATTCAAGACGCATGAGCTACGTCGGTTTGATTATGTTGCAGTAGATGGGTCAATGCCACCATTGACGTCGGTATTCTCATATGACGTCGGATCTGACTCGATGCTTTACATCGACTACGACGCGCATCTGACATGGAAAGACACATGGTATTATCGCTATAATGTTGGCAGTGGCATTAATGAGTGGCGCGACGATTACCCTGGTGGCAAGAAAGTAGTTTTATCGCCGCCTATTGGATGGGGTGAAAATCAATTAATTGGTTCTGATTATATAACTTATCCAAAAATGAGTTTATTTCAATCATGGCCGCCAGCAATGGCGAATGGAATACAAATTTGCCATTATGAGGCATTAATTCCATCAATGACCCTGACAAATAACAATACATATTTTGACGTTTTGCAGTTCACATATATGCAAGCTTGGGATGGCAAACCTGGAACGGGTGCTAGATATTGGATGGCAAATGGCGTTGGACCAATTGCACAACAGTGGCTGGCACAAGATCCAAAAGATCCATATAGCAAGCCAATCATCCAGACAGCTAGGATGGATGCCACCGTTACGAGAGTAAACGCATGAAAGAGATCCTTCAATTCTTTGGCGTCCTATTTCTGGTCATACAGTTTTGGACGTTTGTTGGATGGTTTTTTAGGAAAAAGGGTGAGCGCCCTTTCCGGCACTGGATGGATGATTCCGATGACTGAAGAACCAGAAAAACGCGTCTCTTTGGCTTATGATGTTGGGTATAACCATGCATTGCAAGACGCAATTAATGTCGTCAAGGACTTTGAGCCTTATGACCCATACATCGTTGGCAAAATAAAAATTGAAATTCGCAAAGAACAGCTGATTGAATTGATGCAGGATTTGATGAAATGACAAAAGCAAAAGAAGATGATGGCAAGGTAAAATACTCAAAGGAAGAAATTGAGGATCCTATTGGCGGTCTCGCCAAGGAGCTAAAGAAATTAAAGAAGAAGTTTAAGAAATTGAGAAATTCTGTCAGGAGTTCAAAGAAATGATCGATGATAACCAAAATTTCGGGATCATAGAACGCGTTTCGACAATTGATCACAGAATTGAAATGCTTCACAATCAGTTTGCCGTGGAGAAAATGCCAGATTACTCCATATACAACATGACTGGTTTATGGCACGAAAATAGAGAATTGAGATTAAAAATACTTTTATGCCAAAGAGAATATGTAAAAGAAAATGAACGTAAGAATCTTGAGGCGCGCCGATACATAGAATTGTTGAGAGATATGGATTTATTGAAAAGAAAGCATGAAAAACAAATATCTCAGCTAAAGAATATTATCTCAGAGATTGAGACTGAATATTCCAAGGTAGTTGAAGAGTTAAAAGCATCTCAAGAAATAATATTTGAACTTAAAAATATGAATTTGGATGGAGATAAAAATGACGGAAAAGAAATCTTATCCTGAGTATCCTAAGCTTGTTGAGCTTATATCAAAACTGCAATTTGAAAGCAGATATGATGACGCCAAGATATGCGTAAAGGCGCTGTATAATTTAGAGAGAAAAGATAAACGCATTGCCGAACTAGAACATCAACTAAAATTTGAATGTGATACTTTTCTCTGGGAACGTAAACTAATGTCGAGACGTATTGCGCTCTTACAATATTGGATGGAAAGGCTGTTTAAATACGGCAGTTCGCCGGAAGCAAGACGCAATGAACTGACAATGGCGACAGAGATACCTGACCTTTTGATGAGAGAGGGTGAGGATATTTTGCATCATCTTGAGGAAAGATCAGATTTGGAGAAGGTTGATGGGATTATTTGACGGGCCGCCAGTAACCGACGCACAGAGATATCTAGTGGAAATGACAGATGCACGAACGAGAGAATGGTATCTGGAAGCTGAAATTGCAATGTTGAATATGCGCATTGCTGAATTAGAAGCGGCACTCAAACCTTTCGCTTACTACGCAAAACATATACACGACGATGTTAGCGACACGGCGTCTGCATCTGGAACTGTTGGCGACCTACGCCTAGCCCGTAAGGTATTAGGAAATGCCTGACATCTCGATGTGTGCTGTAACTGATTGTCCAAAGTCGAACGAGTGTTACCGACATAAAGACAGCGGCACAAAGGCCAGTGAATACCGACAGGCGTATTTTATTTGGCCTGATGATTACAAAGGCCCGTGTGAACACTTTTGGCAGATTTTACCGAACGGTAAATATAGTAGCTTCCGCATGAAAAAAGGTAAAAATTTTACTGAGCAGTAAATATTACAAATCCCGCATAATTGAGAATTATGTCGAATTTCACATACGTCTAAATATGGCTCACGAAGACTTCATAAGAGCCAAATATGATGCACGAAGTTTACAAAACATCAAAAATACATAGCCAGACTAAGACTTTATAGGCGTAACGCCATCAGCCGTTGGGATCGTCTTAAATGATCTCCTAACCGCCCCAAGCATCATGATGGCTTCCTTCTTTGCGTCTTCATTTTTAATGTGATCGACAAGAGCAATCAACTTTGTAAACGAAACCACCCTGGCGGCAACGCTATCAAGAGGAAATTCCTCTAAATCCGACGTCTCAATTTCTGGGATGTCGTCATCGTCGTATTCGCTCATGTTAGTTTCCTCTAGCGTATTCGCCGTAATGTGTTTCGGCTGCTTTAATATATGCGGCATTGGCTTCTTGAGGTGAATTAAAAAATCCTAAATGTTTTTCTTTACCGTTTTTTACTATTCTTGCTCTGTATTTGTTTCTTTTTTCAATAAATGACACACCCTTTAACCCAGCTATATTATTAACTTTTACTTTGGAATTTGCAGCATTCTCCGATTGAGAAGCATGTCTTAAATTTAAAAACCTATTATCAGATTTATTGCGATTAATGTGGTCTATATGATGAGGTGGCCATGCGCCATTCATGTATAATTCAGCCAATCGATGAGCTTTGTATTTTTTACCATCAATTGTTATGCGAATATATCCATAAAAATCTGTATTTCCTGCAACAGATCCGGCTTTATAGCACCTGCCCCTATCAACAATCCATGTGAAAATTCCAGTTTTAGGATTGTAGTTTAAAATTGACCGTAAATATTCAGCAGTGATATCATTTCTATACGCCATTAGTCTGTCTCCTAGACTGTGGTTGGGCTCGTGGGAGTTACAGCTCCTACGGGCCATTTTGTTAAAACGGTCTACGCCTTCGACGTTCGTCCCGAGCATACCGAACCCTCACTGGGGTGTCCAACCAAGAGTTTCCAACGTCTGGCGACACCATATTCTGGATGAACGCTAACAAGCCATTGGCTAGGAGGGCTAGAGCGCATACGACCAGATCGCGAGTATTCGCTAGGGCCTGATAAACTACCATTTGCGAACCCCTGTTCTAGCTCCATTGAGCTGTGAAAGTGGCCTACCATTATGTAGTCTATCACGATCTGTTCAGAAGCATAGTCCTGTATCAGTCTTTGCATCCCCCTAGCGATCGTTGCGGCAGGACCAACCATGCCCATGCCGCCCCGAGACCCGATCCTATCTCCATGTGTGAAAAGGAAATTCCAACCGCATATATTTATTAACGCATCACCCGACGCTGGCGCTGCAAATGATATCCGTTTGGTCCCTTTTGCCATGAACCAGCTTTCGACGAGCCAGGCGACGAGAGTGTCGTATGAGTTGAGGACAAATCCTTTTGATTCCGGCTTACGCGTCGTGCGTCCATGGTTGCCCGGAACTGAGACAACTCGAACTTCGCAGTCAAAGGATTCGAGAAGCAATTCAATCCCAGATATGAGATGTGTTGCAAGCTCTCTGACAGCGGGGATAGCAAGTAGATCATTTGACTTCGCTAATTCTTCGTGAATTTCACCACTGATAAGATCGCCGCCAAGGATAACATATATCACGCCAGGAGGAGGCCCAGACCAGTGGACAGTTCCCATTTTGACGACGCCTTGAAATAGGCGCTCCAGCCTTTTTCCGCAAATCTTTTTATCAAATGTATTCCTGCCGCCCATCTGGTCCTTGTCAATTGTCTCGCCCATATGGACGTCAGACACCATGAGAACCAATGCCTCTTTCTGGCCCTTCTTATCGCCCTTGGGCGGGCTCCATGACTTAGGCTCTAGTGGTGTAGCCGCGAGGCCTAAAATACCTTCCCTGATCGCCTCTGAGCTTATACTTGTTCGTTCAGCTTTGGCAGCCCTTGTCTCAGCCATTGCCAGCTTGTCTTTAAGGCGCCGCACCGTAATGTGGTCTGGGTCTTCTTCTTTTTGTTTTTTAAATGTATTCCAATTGGGTTCAATGCCATGTTCTTTTTTTATTTCTGCCAGTTTTCGAGCAATAACTGACCTATGAACACCAAGCTTTTTTGAAACAGTCGCTGACGCCAATCTTTCATGGCTCTTACATTTATGGCCATCCGGGTAGTCGCCGTCCTGGAGGGCGTTTTCTATTAATAATAAAATTTCTTCAGCCTCTGATCTTGATATCATAACATATCCTTGCAATAGTAGGCTGTTCTTTACATAAACGGTAAATATTATCGTTTTATGTCAAAGACTTGTGCATTTTACATTAAAATTGAAATAACTCAAGGAATGTAATCAATGATATCAGAAGATCAAAAAACCAAAATCGTCGAATTATGGGAAGAAGGTCTTAGCGGGACCCAAATTGGTGAAATATTATCTCTAACAAGAAACGCTGTCATTGGGGTTGTTAATAGACTTAGAAAAAAAGGATTTAAGTTTAAAAGAAATGAAAAAGTTGAACATAAAAAAAGAGTTAGTCTTGCCAGAGAAAAAAGAGAAGAAGACTATCAAAAAAGAAATGCAAAAAAATTAAAAAAACCTCTTGTAATAGAAGTTGAGAAGCAAGAAAAAATATATCCGATACCGATACTTCCAACGCGAGATGGTGGAATAGATTTAATAGATTTAAAAAGAACATCGTGCAGATTTATTGTATCAGGAGATGATACACCAATTAAATATTGCGGAGAAAAACAAGACCGCGGCGCATATTGTAGGGATCACTATAAAATATGCTATTACCCGGCTAAGATACCGGCAGAAAAATTAATAAAAATCTGAAGTAAGCATTGTATAAAATATTCTTCCGCATTTGAAAGAATAAATAACGATGGAGGCGATTAAAAACGCCTTCATCATTTTTACGATAAATTCATAGTGGTCTGGGTGCATTGAATATGCATTCAGTATTTGATGATATACCACAGTGCAAAATTCTTTGGTCTTGTTTCTGCGCCACCAGTTGTTGATGTTGCAACAGTAGTTGTAATATTTGCGTTTCCAGTTCCAGTAACAGACGAAACATTTCCTAATTGAGGACCACCAGCTTGTTGCGCAGCTTGATTTCCTCCTAGCGCAGATGTGTAAGTGTGCGTATGGCCAGCATCCACAGATGTAGCAGTATGATTATGGTTTAAATATAAATCTACCTGATACCCAGAAGATCCTATAGAGCCACCAACAGCCGTTGGGTATGCCGCATTCGTCCCTGTTCCTCGAACAAACATTCCGCGTAAATCTGGGACATTAAAATTAGCTCCAGAACCACCCCATACATACCCAATTGTATTATATAAATTAGCGTAAATTCCAGTAGTGCTATATGAAGTTCCATCACATAACAACCACCCAGGAGGAGTAGCATTTGCAGCATACATTGCAACAGTTCCTATTGGTGTCCCACCTGATGCAGTGCCGCTTGAATATCCATTTGTGTTATATACGTTTGTTCCATCACAATAAATAATTGCACTATAACCTGGCGCAATTTGCAAAGACGTCCCGCCACCCGCGCTAACGACGTTAAAAGAAAATCCTCCAGATGTGAAATTACTTACCATCCAAAATCCGGCGATGTTTGCCGGAATAACGAGATTACAATTTGCAGATAAAGTTCCAATACAAAGAAATCTAAAATTAGGTAAGTCTGACGTATTAATAGTTAAGTTTGAGTTGCTAAAAGTATATGTGGCAACGCCTGAAAAGGCTGTATCAATTGTTCCAAAATTTGCGTTTAAAGGAACATTCCAATTTAGTGAGTTGAGATCAGGCTCTGTTAAATTTGTTTTACTGGTCATATCTTATTCCTCAAATATGTTGATTTGCGACTTCGAGCGCCTTTGCGACATGCTCGTCAGGCGCCTCTAATATCTTTTTTGTCGTTTGTTGGTTTTGTTTTTTTGCTCTTTCAGCAGCAGCAATGAGCATGTCTGCCGTCATGCCATGAGTGACATATCCACCTGTGGCGCGGCCCTGTCTTTCTTTACGAGGCTGCTCTGCAGGCTGAAGAGATGTATTTATTTGTTCGACCATTTTAGCAAAGTCTGGATTTTGCGTCATCATCTGTGATAGACGCGCATGGTCCTCTGGATTTCTAGATAACATCATTTCAACAGCGTTATCGGCTATGCGCCTTAAATAAGATTGTTGCGCCATTTGACGGGCATATGTCCCGCCACCGCCTAAGATAAACGCAGCAGCATGACTAGGAGCCAATAATTGAGATTGAACAGCCATATCTGCAGCAACCGCCAGAGCAGCCCCAAGGCCTGTCCCATATTTTTCAATAACTCCTCGAGGAGGTGCCTTTGGCGTTATTCCTCTTGCTTTGGTCGTCATATCCTCAACTAGGAATCTCCCCCTAATTGCGTCATAGTCATTTCCTAAAGCAAGACGCGCTTTATCCTGAAAATCTGTGTCTCTTATAAATTTATTGGCTATTTTAGATATGCCGCCAGAAGATCCAACTTCATCATGCATGGCATGCATAAAGCCTGACTTGAATAATTGTTTTCCTTGAGGAGACATTTGAGATAATGCACTTACAGCATCATTCTTATCAAATGCACTCATCTTTTTATAAAAATCCATACCAGCTTCTGGCGCACTTGCAGACCTAAATGTATCTAAAGCAGCCTCTCTGGCTCTTTGATAATCTGGGACAATTGTATCTAAAGAAGATACAAGCTGGTCTCTTATTGGCTTTAATGAAGCAACTTTGCTTGGGTTCCCAGGCCCTGCAGCTGACGGCATTGCATTTGTTATTTGTTGATCAAGCTCTCTTTTAACCTGATCCCAAAAAGGCAAATTGCCAGCTTTTACCGTTTGACCAGTTTTTTTATCTATTACAGGAGCCTCAATACCCCAGCTTGCAGGTGCAGACTTTGAAGTTTTTACAGCCTCATTAATAGCGCCCTTCATCAATGGGTTTTCAATAAGAGCTGTCTGACGGCCTTGCTCCAATCCAAACATGCTTGCGTCTATTGCGGCAGCAGATGGATTTTGTCTGGCAACATTATATAGGTTCTGTCTTATCTGGGCTCCTGTCCTTTGCGCAGCCTGCGTCAATGCAGGCGCGCTTATTGGAGCTCCATGAACCTGAGTAAGAAATTGTTGTGTTGCTTGCTGCGCCTG